CTAGTGGTACTTGAGACTCCAGTATGCGTCCTGCATAATCTTCCGCTAGTGCTTTCAGGATATTATTAGAATATTCAACTGTGCCTTGGTCTAGCTCACTAATATCCATTATTATTTTGGCTACTACGCCGCTGGGTAAATGGTCTCGCATTATGAGATATAGAAAAGCAGTTAATTTAGTATGATTTTCTGCTCTGTTTTCTACTCTAAGCTCTTCTATCTTATCAATTATCAACTTTAGAGCGATACGGTCGCTTTCTGCTGGCATATTTTAGTTCCTTTTCTACCTCGCAATGTTTCTTGGTTTTAGTGAAAAATACGTGGGGAGATTAGTAATGTCGATTCATAGATTTGCTACTGATACAGGGCAAGTGACTGCCGGTACTTTCGATACTATTTTAACTAGTTATCGGTCGGAGGTTGAGCAGCAGCATACTCCTCTAGCTATACATGATGTTGAGAGTAAAGACGTTGCTTTGGCTAGGAGTATGGCGGAGGAAATGCTTAATGTTTCCGGTGCTGAGCTAAAGGTCTTCATCCGTACCGATAATGCCGATTTCGATGCTGTCTGGGATGAAGATCCGGACCCTACGTACTGGAATCCTATTTATTTGAAGGGATTCTTTAAACCGGAACCTATCGAGACAGAATTGACCAAATGGGGTGCTGATACTAAGAATAAAACGGAAGTTGTGTTTACACACTTCAAGATTTATCAGGAACTTGGCGATAGAATGCTGAGGGCCGGAGATGTAATCCAATTACCGTACAATGCGGCAGCTAAGAGTCCTAAGAATTATCGGGTATTGAATGCGAGTCCTACTGGTAATTTCAGGTATACTTGGTTGTACTTTACTTGTCAAGTCGAGACACTGACTGCCGATATGACTGTGAGACCAGAAGATGATATGCCGGTAGAAGAGCAAATTAGAACGGATGGGCAATATCGTGAAAGCCTCTGAACAAGTAAAAATGGTGAGATCGAATACTTCTGTGGCTCATCATCGTTTCTTTAATACGATGATGTTGGCTATCAAGCAGAAGATAGAGGAACAGAACCCAGAATTGAAATTACAATTTGGTGGTAAGGAAGTTAGTGGTTCCAATATTTCTGCTTCGTTGAGGGGACAAATGATTGATACTGATGGCGATGCTGATGATAAGGTTCGCCAAACAATGGATACTTTGAAGAATCCGTCATCATTGCTGTCATTATTGGAATAGGTGTGGTATGCCATTATATAATTTCGATGCTGATTTTACTGTAAATCAGCAGAAGCACAGCACACCTCCTACACAGATTCCCCATGGATTGAACCAAATCCCTAGTGTTAGTCAGTTGAGTCATGCCGAAGGTGGTCGTAATCCCTTTGATGGCAATGACTTGATGGCTTATCCTACTCATCTCGAAGAATTCCTAATCCCCGGCTTTCGCTCGCTGGATTATTCTATGAAGCAGTATTGGTCTGGTATGCGTGTGCCGACCAAGGATAATTACAGATTTATGCGGGTGAAGATTGCTGGGGGTGATAAGAGTTTGTTGATTTGGGCAGACGATTTGAAGGAAGGGCGGGCTAGGCTGCCTGTTGCTGCGATTAGTCGGGAAGCTCACCAGTTTAATCCTGAGAAGTTCAGTCCTGCTTATCATGCGATGACTGCTCGGTATCTTAATACTAGGTATGATCAGGCTGCGAAGGTTTATCGTCCGACACCGTGGCTTGTTGATTATAACTTGATTGTTTGGGCTGAGCGTAAGCGAGACGCAGAGTATATATTATATCAAACCTTGACTAGATTTAATCCCTTAGCCGAATTTCGGATGTTTGACGGGAAAATTGAGGGTGCCATTCAGATCCGTTTTGGTGGGTCTACGGATGCTAGTGATAAGGAAACTGGGTTTGATCAGCATGCCGCTGTTCGGTATGAGGTAACGATGACGGCGGAAGCTTGGCTACCAATTCCTGAGAAGATTGTGAAGACCGTTCTCGGTCGGGTCACTACATTACAGGAAAGGGTTGGCGAGATCTTGGAAGCTTCCACGTCGAGTATGACTTCTCCTTCTTGGTTCGAACCGATCCAAAGTGTATCTGATGTCTAATGATTAGGAGGCCGTAATGGCTGGTAAAACTCGAGTTGTCCGATTATATAATAATAGTAAGCAAATGATTCCTCTACAGGTTCGTGCCCCTGGAAGCGAATTTTACACTGGAGAGACACAAGTACGATTAGATCCAGGCAAAGACGTGTTATTGCCTCACAGTCACCTTAGACATGATCAAATCGATAATTTGACGCGACGTGGCATGCTTAGAATTCTGTATGACAGCCAAACTGCAGAAGATCAAGAAGCAGCAATAACTCCCTGATCGTTTTCGTCAAAGATAATTTGAAACCTGTAATTTGGCGAATTTGGAGTAATCACCAATGGCAGTATACCTCAGTCCGGGTGTTTTCCCGAGAGAGATTGATCTTAGCGTTCTGCCAAATTCCATCGGACCGCTTCGACCGGCCTTTATTGGGACGGCTAAAAAAGGTCCCATGAACGAAGCTGTGCTGATCGCCAATTCACAAACAGCTATCGACACGTTCGGCGAACCATTCACTGAGAGTTACCTTATGTATGCCGTCCTGGCATACCTCGAAGAAGGTAACGAATGCTATGTCATGCGAGTCGGAGTAGAATGCGAAGAAGGCCAACCGGATACCCTCGCAGACATTTGCATTGACACCTCTGGTGGCCGAGCAAGTGGTTGGGGACGCATCCCAGTCTTCACCGGAATCGACTACGGTCGGATCAATCTCCGCGAAGTGGGCGATGGAACTGGGACTAATGCCCAGCCGCTAACCTTCCACGACGCCTCGACAAGCACCCCAGACTACAATGATGTAGAAGTCTCCAATACTTTTGGGGCGACTGCTGCATCTCTAACAGTCAACGGAACTTATACCGGTTCGATTGATGATTCCTATGTGATGATCATCACTTCTGCTCCGGATGTATCGGCAGCGGCCTCCGTCGATGGTGCCGGATACCAAATCGTCAGAAATAGCGATGGTGAAGTTGTTTCTGAGGGGTATCTGATCGACGATAACGATGATGGTGTTTCCGAAGGCATCAGCATTGGTGATGGACTGAGCCTCGTTGTTACGGTAACATCTGGTCAATTGGACGAGAACGATACATTCACGTTCAGTGCTTCTCCTCGCAACCTTGATTTTTCGGTCTCGGTGGAAGGTGGAACCGCTAATTCCTACTCGATGACAGAGACGACATACACGACTGTTTCGGCTTTCGTGAATGCGGCCAACGCTCTGTTGAGTGGTGAAGATTATTTGTTCATTGAATATTTGCAGTCTGATGGGACGACCATCCCACAGATCCGCAGTACGACAGCTGGTGAGAGAGTCCAGTTGATGACGACAGCGGGTTGGGCCGCAGAAGTCGGCACCGAGCAATATGCTTGGGATATTCCTCGATCATACTTGCTGGGATTGGACACTGAACCTTTCAACATCACAACGCAAAACAATCGCGTTAAGATGGATTTGATTGGCGAAACGTCCACAACTACTGTCGAATTCAACGTTCCCGTTGGACTGAGTCAAACGGCTTCATCCGTTGCCAACAGTATTGATTCTGCTGGTATCGTCGCTGGTGAAGTCCTCTTTGATTCGTTCGAACTGACGGTACCGGGGGGAACTGGTCATATAGTGATAGTGACTTCTTCGGCCCATCGGTTCGATACTCTTTACATCCAAGCGAGTTTTTCGAATCTCAAGACGCTGCGATTTGTTGAGGAATTGAACATTCCTTATCCGTACAAACGGGCCTATCGCGGCTTCAATGATAATAGGACGACGTTGCCGGATTCCGGAGAAGTCGATGCTTCTGTTCCGCTTTCTTGCGAAACTGATCCTGCTAGTGATGAGTGTGCTAGCGATACAGCTTACTTTGCGAACGTCGTAGGGTGGTTGGTTGCGCCATCTGCCGGTACTTGGATCGATGATTACACTATTACGCTGGAGATTTACACTGGCAGTCCGACTGATTCTGCTGGTCGTTATAAGCTGACTGTGCTTAACTCCGGTGGTCAAGCTGTTGAAGTGGTCGAAGATGTTTCCTTCGACAGAACAGCAGAACGCTATATTGGTAATGTAATCAATCCCGGAACGTCAATTGGCGGTGCCAACGGCAATCCTTACGTGAATTGGGAAGATCGACCGGCATTCCTTGAGAATGACCCGAATCTCTCGACTTATACTGTTCGCAAACCGTCGCAATTCAGCACTGTTGCTTTCTCCGGTCAGGCTGATGGTGTTCCCACCGATCCGGCTTACTCGAGTGAAGTTGACGCGGCTGTTATTGGTAATCCTGCAACCAGTACTGGTTTGTATGCTTTCCAAAATCCGGAAACGATTGACATCAACTTGTTGGTTACGCCTGGTTTTTCGACTGGTGCTGTGATCGGGACGGCTTTGCAGATTTGCGAGAGTCGTGGTGATGTTCTTTATCTCGTGGACCCGCCATTTGGTCTTCGTCCGCAACAAGTGGTCGATTGGCACAATGGTATGCTATTGTCCGACTTGAGTGCGGCGATTAATAGCAGCTATGGTGCGTTGTATTGGGGTTGGATTCGTATCTTCGATCAGTTTAGTGCTGATGAAGTTTGGGTTCCTCCTAGTGGACATATTTCTGCTGTATTCTCACGAACAGCACGTGAAGCTGAACAGTGGTTTGCCCCTGCTGGTTTGCGACGTGGTCGATTGCTGACGGCTCTGGACGTGGAATACACGCCAGCTCAAGGCGAGCGTGATTTGCTTTATGGGTCTGGCAATGCTGTCAACCCGATCGTGAAATTCCCACAGGATGGTATTACGGTGTGGGGTCAACGGACTCTGCAACGTACGTCATCTGCTTTGGATCGCGTGAACGTTCGAATGCTCTTGATCTTCATCAAGAAGAATTTGACGCAGCTCTTGCGTAATTTCATTTTCGAGCCAAACGACAAGATCTTGTGGCGTCAGGTTTCGGCTACAATCGAGCCGTTCTTGGCGGATATTCAAGCTCGTCGCGGTTTGCAAGCTTTCCGAGTGATTGTCGATGAAACGAACAACACTCCGGAACGAATAGATCGTAATGAGTTGTGGGTGTCGGTTTTCTTGAAGCCCACACGAACGGTTGAATTTATTGTCCTCAATTTGGTAGTACTGCGAACCGGTGCGAGCTTTGCCGCTGAAGAAGTTTTGGCTGCAGGCGGTATCGTTACGTCGCAAACATCTACATAAGATGGAGTAAGCGATGCCTGGTTTTAACATTTTGCCTTTCGGCGGAGGTTACTCTAACGAAGGCCCCTCAAACACCGTTGAGGTCCGCCGTAAACACAGATGGGTCTTCGAAACTCTGGGACGTGGTACTGGCGTCTTTTCACAAGCCGAATTGCTTGTGCTACAATCCGCCTCCCGGCCAAGCTTCAAGTTTGAAGAGCCGGAAATGCACCACAACCAGGAAGTTGCCCGGTTCGCCGGTAAGCAAGACTGGGACCCGGTCACTCTGGTTTGGTACGACGTCGAGCAAGACCCAGATATTTCTCGAGGCATTTACCACTGGATCGAAACAGTGGTAAATATGCAGAGCATTTCGGTCGCACACCCTCGATTCTATAAAAGGTCTGCAGCCCTGTTAATGGTTGATGGCAGTGGCCAGACTAGTGAACAATGGTCGATGATGGGTACCTGGCCTGCCGCTTGTAACTGGCAAGAACTGGATTATACCTCCACCGACCTGATGACGTGTGAATGCACAATGCGATTTGATCGTGCGGTACGATCGCGGTCGGACGGCTCCTGCGTCCAGGCCCCGGCTCCCGTTCCAATCACACCGAATTGCCCGCAAGTCTGATAACGCCTAGCAACTTCGCGCCGAGCGGGACTTAACATGGGGTGTTCGCAAGAACACCCCATGATTTTATACGTGCTGAGCGGGCTCCCGATAAATATATTGTAGAATAGGGAGTCATTTATGCCAGGATTTGATATTGGAATACCAGACGCCTGCCACGAAGGCAACGAAGGTCCATATTACCCTCCAACTAATAAACGAGAATATTCTCCTTCGCATACTGAAGAAACCGCACGACGATATAGATATGAATTTGAAGTCTTGGAACCGCTAGATAGAGATAGTTCTGGTTCCACCTTTCTCCTGCTTTTCGCCTATAAGGCTACCAGACCATCACCAGAAATAGATAAAATAACTATCCACAGCGGTCAAGATGAAATATACCGGCCCGGTAAAAACAGATGGCAACCAATCGACATAACATTCTACGAACGATTGTCCTCCGAATCAGAAGACCAAGAAAGCGGATCATACTATAACCAAGCAGCAGAACTAATATACAAATGGTGGGGAGGCACAAACGACGGTGTGCCCGGTGGAATGATACACCTACGTAACTCATTCCATGGCCAACAATATAAGAAACCCTGCCAACTGGCCATGCTTGATGGGTATGGCAGTTCAGTATGGACCTACTACCTAGCCAATTGCTGGCCAGTAAAAGTGTCACCCTGTGATATCAGCTATGCTGATACCGAAATAGCTGATATTACCGTAACATTGTCTTACGACAAAGCCATTGAACAAAGAAGAATGTAATGCCTGGATTCTCAGTACCATACAAAGATTCAGCATTCGGTGGCCACGGAAAATCAGTAGACTCCAACCGGACCGAATACTACTACACTTATACTTGGCAAATATTTCAATTAGTCCCACAGCTTGAAGGGCATAGCGAACAAACAGATATTGCCCTAATCAACGTGCGTGACGTTACTCTACCAACCTTCACTGCCAATCAAGACACCTATACCGGTAGTAGTTTGGAATACAAATGGGCTAAAAGTGTTACATGGGATGATATAAAAGTCTCCTGGTACGACACAGTTGGCCTAGCCGATGTGATGGGAAAATGGCGTGACAGCGTCTGGAACCAAGAGAACGGTCTTCAGGTAGCAAGTCAATATAAAAAACGATCTCAAATAGACGTGTATTTGCCGACCGGTTTTGAAGTGATTACTTGGTGTCTTATAGGTAGTTGGCCCAAAGTGATCCGTCAAGGCGAATTGACCTATACTAATAGTGAAGCTAAACTCGTCGAAGTAACAGTTACTTATGATTGGGCAGTGAATAATACATCCGATGGGGGAGATATTGACAATGTCAAATATGCGTGTGGTTACGAATCGAGATATTAAGTTCTGTAATAGCCATCAAACTAGTATATATAGAGTCCCCAATCTTTTATAGGTGATACACATGACAGAAGATAATCTGCCGGATGGTGCAGCTCCCCAAGAAGAAGAGCTGAATATTGATGGTGCTTCAGAACCCGTAGTGAACCCAGATGCTCCCGATACATCTATCAACAAGATGGCAGCACATCCTGCCAACGTCCAAATAGGGAAGCCTGGTGCGTCTACAGAAGAGTTTATTGATGAACTCTTGCAAACACCAGAAGACCAATTGATACCGTGGGAAGAATGCTATATTCCTAGTCGCGGTATTTATTATGGTTGGCCTGAGGGCGTAGTCATGGTAAAGGCTATGGGTCAGGCGGCAGAAAAAATCTTGGCGACTCAACGATTGGCCCAATCTGGACAATCTATCGATTATTTGTTCAGGGCTTGTTGCCAATTTCCCGACGGGTTCGACCCATCGAATTTGTTGTTGGGTGACAGGGTATTCCTACTATACTTCTTGCGTGGTATCACCTACGGCAATATTTATGAATTTGCTGTTACCTGTCCAGATACCAATTGCCAAGCTGTCAATACTCACAAGTACGATCTGAATGAATTGGCGAGTACTATTGTCTGGGCGAATAATTCCCTAGGTAGCGAGCCGTTTCGGGTTGATCTGCCTTACTTGTCGAAGACTACTGGCAGGGAAGTATGGGTCGGGGTGAGGTTTCTACGGGCTGTCGATGCTAATGATATGATTGCCAAAAGGAAGGCACGGAAGAAGATGTTCGCCCGTCCTGGTGGCGCACGTTCTAGGATGACGCCAAGACAGAACCAACGGAATCGGCAACAGGAGCAGCAGCAACTTGACGATACTATCTCTGAGAATATGGAGAAAATCATTATCAGTGTGATGGGTGTCCAAGACCCATTTACTATTCGAAGCTTTATTTCTAAGATGCATAGTCAGGATACTACTGCTGTGCGTGAATGGTTGCGTGAAAACACACCTGGTATCGACAACACTATCCTCGTAGAATGCCCGGACTGTAATACGGAGTTCACGACTGAACTTCCTATTACAGAATCCTTTTTTCGCCCAGCGAAGTCAGGCTGAGTACGAGAGGGCATATAATAACTTAATGGAGCAGCAGTTCCAGCTTAAGCACTATGGTAATCTATCTATAGACGAACAAAATAATTTGACTGCAGAAGACCGTAATTGGTGGATGCAGCGACTAGAGAAAGAGTTCAAAGATAAGGCTGAGAAGGAACGCCAACAGGTTAGTTCTTCTCCGCGATCTGTTCCTAGAATGCCATCTATCCCTAAAAGATAGTATCTATCAAAGATATTATGAAGGGGATAAAATATGGCGTGCACACAATTAACTAATGCTTTTCCACGGATTTCTGCTCGACGAGGACAAGTCGTCGATTTGAATGTGGATTTTATGAATAATGGTGTATTAGCAGATCCGTTTGCTATACGACAGGTGGAAATCTATAAAGGCTCGGTAGTACCACATAATCTTGTCACTACTGTAGCAGTTATCGATAGAGAAGATGCTCTTTATCCGTCCCCGCTCTGCCTTGATGAAAGTGCTACTGAGATAGGAGATTGTGGTACAGAACCAGATGCCGACGTAGAATATGTGGCAGGCAAATATCATCTCCCCTTTGCGATCCCCTCCGATTATGAAGTGCCAGACGTCTATTTCGATGTGTGGTATTATTTCGCTGAAAACCCTTGCGGCGAATTTGGAACAGACACTACCGTATGCGAAATTGATGACGAGACCTACGATAGTTTATTGTTGAGGTGCTGTCATCGGTTCTGGATTTATCCAGATGAATGGTTTTGTGACGATAGGCTGCAGACAATCAGGTTTGGTTTTGAGCCATTAGATCAAAAATTCCATGCGCCAGAATCAAGGCCGATGGAAATTGGTCTGATGCCATTACCATTATATGATTATAATTTCAACCTTGTAAACCCTATCATCCCATTTCTGCAGCCAACAATTACGATCGAAACACAATTTAATGAATTGTTGGTTGAAAACGAAGCATGCCGAATTGGAATTAGGCAGGGCTCTTATCGCTCGAATCCATGGGTGATTCAGTACGACTTGGATACTACCAGATTTCTTAAAGGTACGTATCGGTACTATATTACTCTTACGCTCCCGAATGGCTCAACTCGAGTCAGTAGAAAGTTCATTTTTACGATCTCTTAAGGGGTCTATCATGGAGACTTCTGTATCAATACCCAGTAAAATGGGTAGGATCAAAGAATTGACTAATCAGTTATTGAGGGAGGAGAGCATGGCGGCTACTTTCTTTCATGTCTGCCCAGATATGCTATGCGTCATCGACCGGCGAGGAAAATTTGCCGAGGTAAATGATGCCTGGGAATCCACACTGGATTGGTCTCGAGAACAGCTAATCTCCGAGTATCTGGTTGCCTTTGTGCACCCTAGTGATGCTAGGGGAACACGTGATGCTCTCAATTCTTTGAGAAGACTGAAAGTTGCAAAGTTCTACAATCGGTTTAAAACTAGAAGCGGGGATTATAAAC